GCCGCCGTGGGTAGCGATGTCGGTGTTACCTGCCACAAGACCTGCATAAGCATCGGTGGAGATGTCCTGTGCGGTTGCGGATGCAAAGTTGTCAAAGTCAGAACCGGGAGCCGCTACTGCGCCGAACACGGTTGCGTCAAACTTTTTACCCAGAGCGTTGGGAAGTCTCTCGATCAGAGCGTCATACAGAGATGCTACATCTCTGCGGAACTCGTTGGAGAAAGGTACTATAACGGCGAGCTTATATGCTCTCATAACCTTGGTAGCAAGTCCGGGATTGCTTACGGGTTTCATGGCGGTCTCACCTACCCATGCGGCCTCAGGATCGGAAGTGATTACGTTGATTGCAGTACCTCTGCCGGGGAGTTCAATTCTCCGGGCGAGTTTCATAACTGCGCTACCCTCCTGTACTTTCTGCAAAATCTCTCTGGATACGTCTACGGGTAAATCGATGCTTGTTCTGTTGGTTGCCTGTCCTACTAATGCCATAATTTTTATCCTCCTATGACTTGGTTAGCCCACTCTGCGAACTGTTCACGAGTGGATGCTTTTCCTGTGTGTGTTACCTCGCCGCCGTCTTTGACCTTGGGATATGAGTTTGGCTTTGCAAAGGCAATCAGCTTTTCAGCCTGTGCTTTACATTCTTCCTCTGTTTCCCCCGTCAACAGGTCAGCGGGTACATTGTTTTCTTTTGCTACGGTTTCTCTGACAGAGCGGATGCTTTCTGCTTTCTTCATAGCGTCAAGTTCTTTCTGCAACGCCTCTGCTCTCTCTGTCTCTTTCTGCAAGTCTGATTTGTTCTTTTCTTCCAACTCATCAAACTTTGCGGCCTTTTCTTTCAGGCTTTCATAATCGGCATAGTTCTTTCTGTCTCTTGCGAGCCTTTCAGCAACGATCCCGTTTACTTCCTCCTGAGTAAAAGTTTTTTCCCCGGTTTCGGGTGTCTTTGTTACTTCTTCCATTTCTTTCCTCCTATGAGTCACATTCCCTCGTTTTAGGCACGAGTTGCCATATAAAAAAAGAGCCGTTTAAGCTCTTTTCTTTAGAAAGTTATGTCAGACCTCAATAAGTCCACTATTGTCTGTTCCCTCGGTTTTCTTATCTATTGCGTAAGCCTCTCGCCGCATGGCGTTTATCTTGTCCTTTGGCGTTCCTCCGGGGTCTGCGTTGTAATACATCTTTCTGTACTCTGCGGGATCGTAACCCTCAACCTCTGTATCATTGTTGAACCGCACCGCATAAGCGCAATCACAATTTGCGTGGATGTGTTCGGCGTGACCCTTTTTAACACTTCTCTTAGAGGCATACTGCCATCCACGGGATGCAAGCGTTAAACAGAAAGCGCAAGTCTTTCCTGCGGGTATCCATGCGAACTGTGCGCCATCCCTCATGGCGTTTTGCACGGTTGTGTCCTGTCCTGCCTGTTTCACGAGCCTACCCACAACCGCCGATAAGTATTCCGGGTCAATGGATGTTTTCATAGCACCGTTTAGAGCTTTTCCCACATCGCCAACAGAGGCGGTGTCTGCCACCAATGCGGGGTCAACCGCCGCCCCGCTGAGTTCTGCCATGGCATCGTACATATCAGCCGCCAAAGCCCCGCTTGCCTCGCCGTACTTCGTCACAAGTGCATGGGCGTACTCGATGACATCCTCTCTGGGGATGTTCCCGATCCCGACTCCGTGCCATCTTCCATTTGCGCCCCATATAGCATCCCGGAACTCATCGGCGGCCTTTTCATTGATTTTCGCCAAAAGGTCTCTGTATTTCGCCCATTCGTTCATTGATATGGTCATGAGATTTCACCTAGCACTCTCTGCCCTCTCGCCCTCTGCTCTTGGGCTTTAATTCTCCGAATGTCGGCTTTATCAAAGCCAATCATCTGCAAGAATGTGTCCGTAGTGGCAAAGCCCTCACGGGATGCGGCAATCTTAATGGCGGCATCTGCGGTGACCGCTACACTAGGCATGGCGGGGTTTTTGAAGTGCGCCACAACATCCCTTTGCTCTGCATCCAGACTATCAATCGTGGTCTGATTTGCGATTGCCAGAGCCATAAGAGCGATGGTTCTGAGTGCGTCACCGTTCCCGGTGTTCAACTGTTCAGCCATAAGCACAAGGGTCTGACTCTGCGCCAAAACCGCATCTGCACTTGTGGGGTTTGCCTCGGAAACTACGCCCGTATCTGTCACGGTTAAGCCCGTGGCGGCTGAGAACTGTGTGGCAAGTACCCGTATCATCTCCACATGGGGTGAGATACTGCCCTGCGACAACTGCCCGAACGTGGGCTTTTCTCCCGTCTCCGGGTTGGTGGTACTTACGAGAATTGAGCCAACGTATTGCTTGAATTTCTGATTTATCAGCGTATCGTACTGCTCATCTGTTGCCCCTAACAGATACTTCTGCGGAGAAGTGGCAAACTCAAGCCCGATTGTGGCATCTGCGATGGTTCTTACATATCCATCTATAAGCCGCCTAGTGGGTTCTTTGATACGAGACCGCCCGAACGGTTTATTGCTCGTGGCGTTCCAGATAAGAGCCTCCATAAGAGGTCTACCCATGTTGTGCGGGTTTTCCTCTGCGTACCACTTGCCATTATCTCCGTGTAAGACCCATATAGCATTTTCTGTATACAGGTTTATCAGGGACGGATGCCATGTTCCCTCTTTGCTTTCATCAGGGACAGTATCGATAATGGCAAAACCACATTGGATGCGGTTCTTTTCTCCATCCCATAAGGCCGCCGCCGTCTGGGGAGAATGAAAACGGATTTTACACCCGATCTTGTCATCCGCTGACAGAGTGGCAAAGGTGCATCCGTATTTCAGCTCATCCCGACAGGCTTTCATGTATTCTGCAATCAGGTTGTTATCCATGGCGATTTGGTCAAGTTCCAAGACCTCGTTGCCATTGACACCCACGAACCCGTCAAACATAGACCGGGATGCCAATACATCCACCGTCTTAGCACCCCAAGCGCACCCGATTTCGAGTTTTCTGATACCCTCAGGGAGCGCAATACCGATATTTACATCTGACAGAGGGATTTTGCCCTCGTAGTATTTATCTTTCTTTGAGTTCTTCCCTTGGTGGTAGTTGTAGACATTCTGCAACTCAATCAGCATATTCTGTTCTTCTTCGGGCAAGTTCGCCACCATTCCGATTGCTAAATTATACATTTAACCTATCCTCATCTTCCTTGTGGGGTCTCTTTTGCAAGTTTTCGCACCCCATAAAGCAAGGGCGCAAGCCTCAAGTGGTGTGGAATTGTCACCACCGAACCCCCATCCACCCCCGATGGGGCGTTTTACTACCGATAAAGCACTTTCTCTTAGTTCAGGCTGACCCTCATACCATGTAAAGGTCTGCTCATGTAACGCATCCATCAGAGTTCCAACAGATGCGATCATGTCCTTTGCCGTGGGTCTGATAACTGACCCTTTGTATTTCCATGTGGGTATTATCTTATCCACTAGGACATCTACACCGTTTCGCCCGTCTATGACAACACAACACGCCTTGTCATATCGGGCATTTAACCAATCCGCAAGCCATTGTGTGCCGTACCCCGTGGGCTTTATGTCTATCATTGATATGCGGGCTTTTCCGTCTGGGGGAATAACCGCACCGCATAGGCACACAACAGAGCCATCGGATGAGAATTTCACACCGTAGGCCGTTTTTCCCTCAGGCTTTGGCTCGCTACTCTTGCAAGCATCCCACTCTTTCTCCTCAATGATGTAGTTCATGACTTCCTTTTTCCGGGGCAGGAAACCTAAATGCTCACGGGCAAACGTATCAGGTGACATTGTGAGTGAGTCTTTCACCAAAGCATCCTCTAAAAGCTGATAGCCCAAAGATGGATTTGTGCGATACCACTTATCTTTGTCTGTGACATCTCCGATTTCTTCCTCGCTCCATTGATGGATACATGAACCCTTAGTCGGGCTTTCATGAAACCCATTGATTGCCCTCAGGAAAATAGAGCCTTTCTCACCGTTCACTATCATGGGCGGTGTACCCATGAGAATGGTTTGCGGTGACCCTGACGGTGCGGCAGAGTTTAGTGGAGACAATGACGCATCCTGTGTCTCTGTGTAGGCCTGTGCCTCATCTATCACAACAAGGTCAAACGTGCCGCCTCTCCCCATGTCGCTATTATTTCCACGAGTTCTAAACTCGATATGACCGCCGTTTACAAGGTCAAGAACCATCTGCCCCGCACTTTGCGTGTAGTGGTCAACTAAGGCGTTCAGTTCCGGGAACTCCGCATAGGGATCGTTTTTCTTACTGCCAAACTTTCGTCTCATGCGGTCAAAGGCTTTCTTTGCCGTCTGGAACTCCTGAGCGGTATGTAAAATGGACTCGCCACGCTTAACGAGTCCCCATGTCTCCCGTGGGTCTGAGACGCCTGTCTTTCCGTTCTGCCTTGGTACTTCCAGAACGCAATAACTATGTATAAGTTTTCCCGTGTCATCTACCGCTAGCCAATCATCCAAAACGCTTTCTTGCCATGGATGCGGTTTTAAATCGTAAGACTCGGATAACTTAGACGCATAGCCGCCCTCGGTCTTTGTGTACTTTTCAGCATGATGGAATGTCGGGGTCTGATTTCCGACTCTACTCATTCGATGCCTTTAAGATTTGGAATAATGGCGTTTCGGCTTTGTTCTCGCTACTGCGAGACTCGAGGGCTTTGAGCCTATCCACCATTTCAAACATACCGCTAACAAGGGGCTTTATATCCCGCCCGCTATCGGTCATGTCTAATACCTTTGCGTATTTGATTATTGAGGCTTTGACCGCCCCGATTTCTCCCTGTTCTCTCCATGCCTGTTCGACAGACTCCGGGATAGAGTCTTTCGGCTGTTTGTATTTCGGCATATTGCCTCCTTACCCTTGGGTTTATAGTCTCCATGTTGGACTTGTGTTATTGTGGTTTTTGACTTCGAGAGTGTCGGCGCT